TTAAAATCCCTCGGGTAGTGATACCCGTACCGGTTCGATTCCGGTCCGCGGCACCAGATATGCGCAAACATTTTGTGTAGAGAGTGTAACTTTTATCACAGTTCCAGTAACAGTTACATTAGTTACGAGGAGGTCTATCGCACGTCTGGCATAGTCTATATTGTTTTTCACAAAAATTTCACTTTTAATAGTCGTCAAAAAGGCGACTATTTTTTTATTATCCAGATTCTCTGTGGATTTCGCAGAAATTTCACAAATAGATTTGTTGATTTCTCTCAGCTCCACCTTAATCTGATTTAGCCGTTGGCGGTCAAACTCGTCTGCTTCGCCTTCTTCAAAAATTTTATAGATATTGTTCAATTTCTTTTCGGCAGCGGCTTTACGTTTTGCAAGAGCTTCTTGTTCTGCAGCATGTCGGGATTCTTCTTCTTGGTAGCCTTTGGCGATGGCATCGGCTATCCTGCGCATACCGGACACAGTAAAGACAACGCGCTCTAATATCTGCATTACCCAGTGCTCTAATACTTCGGCACGGATCATGCGTTGCTGACACTTTGACGTAGGAGTCTGTTCTTTGCGCGTGCAGCCATAATAATAATAACGCTGGCGCACACGATGACCAACCATAGCACTTCCACACTCGCCGCAGAATACTTTACCGGAAAGCAGGTAATCATGTTTGGCTGTATATTTGGCGGCGTGGCAGCGGTTGCGTTCGCGTTTTGCTTGTACAATGAAGAAGTCTTCTTTGCTGATAATTGCTGGCAGGGCATCTTCGATAGAGATATAATCATCTGGCCTTTTTTGAGAGTGCATATTACGTTTCCCTTTACCTTTCGGAATTTTGTTGAATGTATATGTGCCTATATATTTCTCATTGCCGAGAATATCATACAGACTGTTTTTGCCGAACGGCTTGCCGCTTTTGGTGGTGAAGCCTTTGCTATCCAGCGCGCGGCAGATTTCAGCATACCCTTTGCCTGCAAGGTATAGCTCAAAAATAAGGCGCACAGCAGCAGCTTCGCTTTCATCAATAACATATTTTTTATCCACAATCTTATACCCAAGAGGTGGACAACCGCCGTTAAAGAGTGCCTTATAGGCGTTTTCGTTCAATCCCTTCTTTGTTTCTTTTGCGAGGTTGCGGGAATAATAAGCCGACATACCAACCATAATAGTTTCCATTACCTGGCCTTCAGGAGAAATGGTATCAATGGGTTGAGCGGCATATTCATAGCTTATGCCCAGACGTTCGAGCTTATCTTTGAATGTAAAATAATTTAGCTCGTTTCTGGAGTTGCGGTCAATCTTATGGAAGATTATTACGTCGAATTTGTCTTCCATAGCATCGGCCAGCATCTGATTGTAAGCGTCACGCTTGGTAACATCGCGTCCGCTCTTTGCTTCATCAGCATAAGTATCGACAACGATGTAGCCTTTGTTTTTGGCGTAGGCCTTGCAGGCGCGGACTTGCGCGTCAATGGATTCTTCGCGCTGCATATCGCTGGAAAAGCGTGCATAGATTACTGCTCTTTGCATAAAATCATCTCCTTGAATTTTATCACTTGACTTTTGCATAAAAAACTGTTGCCAACTTGACTTTTAAAAGTAAAGTTGGCAACAGTTTTTAGACGAAAAGTCAAGTGTTTATTTATATATGGTGTCAAATTCTACACTGTATATACGATTTTCTAAATTCTTAACATCAGATTCCAAACGTTCTACTTTGTCTTCTAAATTCCAAACCTGAGAATGAGCGTTATCGGTATAGCTACTTAAATCATCTAAACGTGAATATAAATTTAAAATAGCATACGATTGAAAGAAAACAATCAACACCAAAAAACAAATACATATATTTTGTTTACTAGAAAATATCATTTTCACTACAGCAACCCCCGATAGTAAGCTAGTAATTGGACGGAATTTGTAGAAAGTCTATTTCACCAGCTTCAGCAGATTTTAAAATTAAAGCAACAGCTTTGTCGACTACTGATCCTTGAGCAGTGGTTGTCCATTTTTGAGTAGTGGACATATTGGTAGATTTCTCAATAGCTCCATTTGGAGTATACGATTTAGCTTCAATCAATTTAGAAATTTCTTGTTCCTGTTTGTTGTATGTAGCTAAATAGGTAAAGCCTACGCGTTTGTCTTGTGTCATGCTCATAATCTCTAAACGCATGGCACGCTCAAATAAAGCCATTGGCTTATCTACGTCGTTTAGTTCCACCCAAGCAACATTATCCAGCCTCACAAAAAATTTAATATTATCATCACCGCCTAAATATTTCATAGGAATATTATAAGCGAAAGCGGAAACGGAATAAAACAAAAGCAGAAAAACTAAACAAAAGATCCTTTTCGCCATAAACAACTCTCCTTACTCTGCAAGAGCACGTACTAACTGCAGTACTGCTTGCTGATTTTTTACGCTTAGTTTATTAAAGCTATTAACGATTTCGGGGGCCTCATCTGGACCCCAACCTACGATGTACGCAGGCGATACGCCGAAGATTTTGGCTAAAGTCTCTATTTTATCATATGGTATATTGAGTACCTTGCCCGTTTCATATCGTTGATATAATGGTGTCTGTATACCGGTCATTCGGCTGACATCTGGCTGGGTCATGTGATTTTTCTGACGCAGACGCTTTAATCTATCTCCGATCAGCATCTTCACCACCTCCTTCTGTTGACACAATAATAACACTAAATGCAAATAAAATCAATTAAAATTTACAAATAGCGCAAATTTATGACACAAGATTCTGCTACAATAAAAGTGTGATTTGAAGACGCGGACCTCGTGGAAGGAGGACGCATCATGCAGGAATTGATTTTAGCTGCCATCATCAATATTGAAGACGAACATATCCTAGAAGTGATATATGCCTTCATAACCGAACTTATATCAGATGAATAGCGGTGTAGCGGTAACGAAAGTTGCCGCTTATTTTTTGCACAAGAAAAGCCCTGAGCATTAACGCTCAGGGCTTTTTCTTTTACTCTTTTTTGTGTTCTTGATAAAGCTTGTCGACAAACTCTTCAAAAGCAGTTTTAAGTTCCGGGGGCAGTTTGAGATATTCCAGCACCAGACGTTTTGTGAAGTCGTCGTCCGACTTGATAAGCCGTCCAACCTGGTGCGCCAGCTCAACATCCACATTAGTTTCCTGACGGAACATTTCGCCGGTTCCGGTACGCAACCACAATTCATTAGCATTGAAAGCATTGCAAATGTCGAGAATGGTACGATCAGGAATGTTTTTGCCTTTTTCGTATTGATTGATTGTGTTTGGGGCACGATTAATTTTTTCTGCTAAGGCTGTTTGTGTTAGTCCTAGATGTTCACGTAGCACTTTTATTCGCTCGTTTATTTCAGCCATATAATCACCTCGCTTTATTCCATTATAGCAGGATAGACAGAAAAATCAAGAAAAAACTTCTAAAAAGGATAAAATAAAGTTGACAAAAGGACAATGAGAGTATATTATAGTCATAAAGGGAAAATAAAAAATCTAAAAAGGAAAATCGGAAGGGCAGGTGAAGGTGATGTATAGCTTTAATGAGCTAAGCGAAAGCCAAAAGCTGACGACAGAAGAAAAAAAGACCGCCAAACAAATTCTTGGTTTGCTTAACGGTCAGAATCAGGTAGCAGCAAAGCAGATGCTTGACTTCTGCAGCTACGTAATTGAATGTAATTCTAACGTTGCTGTTGTTTTTGAAGAAGAGTGAGCAGAAGCTTGATGTTGTTTCACACTATCACCTCCGTTCTGTAATACCTATTATAGCACGGAGGGCGGAGTGAAGCGAAGAAAAGAGGATTTAACATGAAACTTGAGCTTAGCTATGATGAGATTTCAACCATTGTCGCTGCTCTGCTGACTAAGGTTATGACCGCAGAGAGCAATGCGCTGAAATGTGCAAAGTATGGCATGGATAAAGATGTTGAGTTTTGGAAAGAAAGAGCTGAAACCTACAAAAAGGTCTATAAGGTGGTAGAGGCTCAATTCGGGCAGGCTTGCAAGGAATGCGAGCAGGCAGATGCGGCGCTGAAGGAAAGCGAGTAAAAGCCATGATGATGATGAAAACCAAAAAGGTAAAACTGTACGGCGAGAAGCTGCGCAAACTGAACACCGCTATCCACGAGCGGGACAACAATTGCTGCATTATCTGCGGTAAGTACGTGGACCCTAACGAGAAGTTCCATCATGAACCTTGCGGGGCAATGAAAAGTGATGAAATTTCCAAAGGCGTAACACTCTGCTATGACTGCCACGCTGAACGCCATTTTGGCAAAAACAGTAATGCAGTCAGAGCACAGATTAAAGAATATCTGCAAAGCATTTATAGTTAAAGGAGGGTAACACAATGATTGTTGTAACTGATAAGCAGAAAGAAACCATCAAAAAAGTGGAGGATATGGGAAAGGCTGATATTGATGGCCTGAAAGCAGCCGCCATTTTTCTGAAGGGCCTGCAAACGGCGATGATTATTCTTGCGGAAGACAAGCAGGAAAACAAAACGGCATAAGGGGCGAAGTGTTATGAACAGACCTGAAGACTACACCATTGTAGTCGAAAACGAAGGCGAACTGAGCGACTACGCAGTGAATATGTTTGCAAAGTGGGCCTTGGAAATCGGGCGCAAGCAGGGCTTGTGCGATAAAGAGGGTGAAAAGAAATGTGTAAAGCAAAGCGCATGACGCGTGCAGAGCTGGAAAACAAAATTGTTGACCATGCCAAACGCTGTAAAAAATATAAGCCTAACGCAGCAATAAGAGAACATGAGGCTAGTATGAAATACGAGCGCCTGATGCGTGAACGCCGGGCACAGCTGGCACGTGAAGCTGATGAAAGAATGAAGGCCAGCACTGCCTATGCACTGCGCTTCATCTTTAAGGAGAGATACAAGAATGGCCAATGAAAAAACTGTTGTCTGGTATCGTCCAGGTAAACCGGTAAAGGCTGTGCGCGTTGAGCTTACTTTGGCCAATATGCAGAAGCTGGTGGGCGGTAAGATACAGATCGTACCGCTGGAACCTAAAGGCAACAGCCCGGAATATACGCTGATATGCAACGAAGACGGCAAGAACAAATATCATAATGATGCCTTGTTCCCTCTGCTGAACAATAATGGCAATATCGTAGACGTTATATTCGGTCCCTGCTTTATCGCCGGTAAGCTGATGAACGATGAGAACGGCGAAGAAACATTTGTCGACTTGCTGCGTGAAGACTATCTGAGAATAGTCCGCCGCTTTGGGAAAGGAGCTGTGAAGAATGAGAAGAAGGAAACTGCGGAAACTGAGGCTGCTGACCTTAGGCAGCTTACTGCTTGCCGTAATATGCTTGCTAGACTACGGGCCCGGAAGAATGGTAAGTGCAGCTTATCAGATGGTTAAAGGCCAGGAAATTACCGAGATTGTTGTACCTTACCATGTATTGGAAGAAGGAGACACTTTGGAAGGAATCTGCTGCAGATTAAAAGATGAATACGGCGATAAGCGCGACTGGCGCGAAATTGCTTTTTATGTCTGCAAGGATAACAACAAGAAAGACGGCTGGGTATATCTCGGGGAAAAAATCAATGTGCGCCTGCATGTCCCGGTCGAAACAAAATAAAAAAGCCGCCTGCATAAAGCGCAGACGGCATGGGGATGTATGAAGTTACCGGCATCCATACATCCCTATTTTAGCATATAAGAGTGATGAGAACAAGGAGGCAAAAGAATGGATTATGATGTCAAATTTGTTGAATACAAAGGCGGCAATATCAAGGTAAGCTATACCGTCACTCCGCTTAACTCACATGAGGAAGCGAGTATAATCAGCCGCATTGACAAACCACACGAAGACTTCATGCGTGCCTGGATGGAGCTGCCTGAAATAGCACGCAGACTGTTGGAATTTCCGCTGGCCAACGAAGACGGCGAAGAGCTTGGCATTATGGTTACCAAGGTGAACTTTCTGACAAGCAAAAACTTTGGCAGAGGCATGCAGCTGGTGGCGCTGCTGCTGGGCTTCAAGAACTGCAAGCAGCCGCTGCAGGTAGTGACGCAAAAGTTTTATGAGAATGCCGTAGATCATAGCAAGAGATACACGGATGAACCGTTTCCTTTGCAACAGTTAACGCCGCGAGAAGCTGATGTTATGTTCCTCATAAAGAAGGAAGCCTTTGACTATGCGTATCACTGCAAGCGTGAACAGCCAACAATAGATGAGGCGCAGGACGCCTACGAGAATGGCGGTTATCCCGACGAAGAAGAATAAAAGGAGTTGAATGAAAATGGCTGTAGTAAATATGCCGGTAGAATGTCTTATCCCGCATCCGCAGAACCCAAGAAAAGACCTGGGCAATCTGGAAGAACTGACAGCGAGCATTAAAGAGAATGGCATCTACCAGAACCTTACCGTAATCCCGGTTAACGAAGCTGTACCGGGTGAAGAGCCCAAGTATATGGTGGTTATTGGCCACCGTCGCCTGGAAGCTGCGAAACGCGCCGGGCTGCAGGAAGTGCCGTGCGCTATCGTAAGAGGAATGACGGAAACGCGGCAGCTGCAGACTATGCTGTTGGAGAATATGCAGCGCAGCGACCTGACGGTTTATGAGCAGGCTCAAGGCTTCCAGCAGCTTCTGGATTTTGGTATGGATATCGAAGATATCTCACAGCAGAGCGGCTTCAGTAAAAGCACTATCAGACGGCGCTTGGAAATCGCTAAGCTGGACCAGAACAAGCTGAAGGAGCTAAGCTCTACCCGCCAGCTTAGCCTGAAAGAGTTTGACGCGCTGGCAAAAATCAAAAACATGGAAGCTAGAAACGAAGCAATGGAGAAGATTGGCACAAATGATTTTGCTTTGGCGGTAAAGAGTGCTATGGATAAAGAAAAGCTTGAAGCTGCTATGCCGGCGTTCCTGGCAGATATGGAACGTCTTGGCATCAAGAAATTCCCGGATAACGCCAATAAATACAGCGGCAAATATAGACGCATTGGCAGTTTGGACCTCTATGAGTATGAGGTAACAAAAGATAAAATTCCCAAGAAAACAGCTGGGGTGTATTATGAGGCCAGCTATCCGAGAAACGTAGAGTTTTACGTAAAGGAAACAAAAAAAGGCAAGGCTAGAGAAAAAAGCGCTAAGGAGATTGAAAAAGAAAAATGTATCAAGGAAGCATGGTTTAAAGTCGATGCTATGGCTGCAACACATTATGAGCTGCGTAAAGCATTTATGGAAAACTTTAAAGCTACCACTAAACAGCATGAGCTCGTGCTGATGGGAGCCTATAGCTTGGCGGTATTACAGGGAGTTACGTACATGGGATTGGGCAGGGTAGACAAAGAAGCTGGGATAGATAGCAAATACTTTGATCCCAAGCAAGACGAGAAAGCAGTCAAGCTGGCCTTCGACGGTTACTTTGATATCCAGCAATGCGCAAAGGTTATCTACAAATTGTTCGGTGACAGTGAAAAAGAAGATTATGCCAACAATAGCCGCTTTGGATATCCTACATATAAAATCAATCCAAGACTTGAGGCGCTGTATCATTGGCTCGTTGCTCTTGGCTATCAGATGAGCAGCGAAGAAAAGCTTCTGGCAACTGGCCAGCATGAAGTATTTCAGCAGATTAAAGGAGCTTAAAAATGGACACGGTAATAGATGAATTTACAATAACCTGGCCATTACAATTATCGTTATGGTATGCGCATTGGCGCTGGTAGGAGGAAAAAACGATGAACGATAAAGAAAGAACAATTATGGACTGCGTAAATAGAGCGCAGCTGGCCATCAATGACTGGCAATGCAGCGGCGAGATTTATTATCTGGAGCAGGCAAGGGCAGAGCTCACCAAAGCAATAGACACGGCAGACTTTCTGAGTATGCCTGCTTACTATGTTGCTGATGTACTCTGGGACTCCGATAATTGTTGCATGTGCGATACTCCCGAAGAAGCACTTGATGAAGCGCTGGAGTACTGCGACTTGAATGCAGGAGACACTGTGGATGTACTCATTTGCAAAGAAGCAAGCTGGCAGCCACGTATTGATGTTGAAGACCTTATGGATAACTTTGTTGACCAAGCGGATGATGAAGGCGGAGAATATTCCGAAAGATATATTGATACGTTGACAGGTGAAGACATGGCTGTTGAAAGAGAAAATCTTGAAGACAAGCTTAATAAAACGCTGTGCGACTGGCTGAGACAGAACAAAATCAAACCTGATTGGGTAGTTATAGATGGTATGGAAGGTCGCTATTTATACGATGGCCATAAATTCTCCTGCGTCAAGGGTAAAGTAAAATGAGCCAGCAACGCAAAATGGAACGCAGGAAGCAGAAGAAGCTGCATCTGCTGGGCGGCGAAGAGCGTCTGCAGGTAAAGGCTGGAGATAATGAACCCTTTGGCATCAGTAAGGCCGGCTATAATGCTATCTACCAGGCGGGCTATGAAGCGGGTATGCAGGCAGAGCGTGATAAGATGATACCGTATTATGCCAAATACTTCACTCACCAGATATTGGCAGTCTGCTGCAAGATACTCATGGAGAACTATGGCGAAATCCATGTACGCAATACAAGGCTAGAGAAATTCACGGAGCTTTACAGCCGCGGTCTTGAGATGCTGGGCGAAGATAAAAGCACAGAGCAGTATCTTGAGTACATCGAACAATATGGACTACATATAAATTGGAAGGAGCCGGTGACGTGAACACAAATCAGAAGCTATGCTGCCTGGAAATAGACTATATCGTATATCGCCTGCTGACTACCAGAAAAATCAGGTATGCTCAGCATCTGGCCTGCACGAGAAAAAGAAAGCTCAGAAGCTACCTGAGCAAACACAGAAGCCTGCGTGATAAGTGCTTCTTGGAAGCACGGAAGCTGCCGCGTTTCTGCAAGACAAAAAAATAACTATATATAATAGTAGAAAATGGGCAGGTGAAATACCTGCCCAAAGCTTGATAAAGCATATTAGTTGAGTGGCATATCAGTGCCGGAAAAAATAACAGCCAAAACAACTTGGGCAGAATGGAGCGGAAGAATGTATGTAAAACGGACATGGAGATGTGGTAAATGCATCGAAGTAGAAAAATACCAGACCTTCCGCTACAAGGGTAAGATGACAGTACGCGCTCCGCAAAGCAATCCTACTCCGGAAGCTATGACTAAGGTAAACGAACGCAACAGCTACAAGAATCTTCGCCGTCTGCTTAATACTAATTTTGGCAAAGGTGACCTGCATTGTGTATTGACCTATGCTCCGGAGAAAAGAGCAGCAAGCCCGCAGGAAGCAAAAAAAGATATTCAGAAATTCTGCCGCAACGTGAAACAGAAATGCAAGCGTCGCGGCTCAAATTTCAAATATGTGGCCGTAGCTGAATACGGTAAGCGCTCTATGCATTTTCATATCGTTATCCATAGCGGGCTGAAGCTGCAGGAGCTGGGCGATATGTGGCCGCATGGACGTATCCATGCTACGGAGCTGGACGGCAGCGGAGATTATGACAGGCTGGCCAGCTATCTTATCAAGCAGACCAACAAGACCTACAACGATCCGGAACGCAGAGTGTTTGCCAGACGTTATGTTACGAGCCGTAACCTTGAGCAGCCGGAGTGTAAGATTGAGAAAGTCAAGGCTGACAGCTGGCGTGAGACGCCGTCTGCACCTAAAGGTTTTTATGTGCTGCAGGATACTATCGTCCAGGACGTCAGCGAGATTACCGGATATCCGTATCAGTATTACCGTTGCCTGGCACTAGGTGGCGGGAAACCATTGAAAACAAAAAGACTACGCAGGTAGGTGTTTATATCAGCGGCGGAATCTGCCTCGGTAGTTATATACAAGCAAAAAAACGGACAGGCGCAAGAAGAAGTATATCCGCTGCTGCTATAAGCACGGAAAGGGGGAATAAGATTGCTGGTAAAGCACTGGCAGCGCGTCGCAGAGACACGCTTTAAGTATCACAAAAAAATTCAGATGGCCGTGGATGAAGCACGTGCCTGCAGGCATCCGCATGGGCTGAAGGACGAGCTGAAGCCTAATCCTACCCAGCAGGACGCACTCAAGGGAATGCTGCCGCTGAAAAAGGTTAGCGTATACATCGGACGTCGGAGCTATGAGCTTGTCATTGAGCAGCCGGAGGAGTGGCTGGCGGTGATAAGGGAGACGTATGCCTTATACAAAGACTCTCCTATTGGCCACGCCATGCACAAATACTATGACAATTACGATAACAGGCACGTCCAGCCGGAGGTTATCAGCGGGCTGCATGGAGTGAGCCGTCAGACGTTCTATGCCTGGCGCAATGAGTTTTTAAGTGACGCTGCAATAATAGCAGCGCAGCATGGAATAAAATTTTTTTAAGCATTGCCGTTTTGTACTTTACAAATCGGCGCTTTTGACGTGGTAAAATAGTATTGTGCAAAATAGCAAGTAAAAACAAAGGCCCTGACGGAGCGTTCTGTCGGGGCTGTTTTTATGTCAAAAAACAAGGGAGGTGAAGGCACTATGGCAGAGGTAAAAAAAGCAGTCAAAAAAGCTGTTAAAAATTCCGGTAAAAAATCCACCCTGAAAGCGGGTAAAAAAACCACGTCGGAAACACTCAGTCCGGCGCAGGAGAAATTCTGCCTGGAATACCGCAAGCATGAGGGTAACGGCACTGCTGCAGCCATAGCTGCCGGGTACAGTGAGAGGACCGCCGCGCAGCAGGCTACAAGGCTGTTAAGAAATGTTAACATTCTGAAGCGCATAAAAGAGCTGGCAGATGACGCTATCAGAAAGCAGATTATCGGGCTGGATAAACGCGCTCTGGTGCTCAGTAAAATTGCCGAAGATGACGCTGCTGATGTGCAGGCCAGAATCAGGGCGATTGACGTTCTGAACAAAATGGATGGCGTGTATGTCATCAAGACTGAAGTTAAGATTAGCGGCAACGTTAATGTGTTGCTGAAAAGGCGAAAGAAGGAGTAATGGACCATGAAACCTCAAATTAGCCAGGAAGACTACGATGCTTTAGTAGGCTATCTTGCTGAGTGCCAGCATAATCCGGAGCTTTTCGTAAAACTTTCTTTCCCTTGGGGTGAACCTGATACTCCGCTGGAGAATAAAACAGGTCCTGAGAAGTGGCAGCTTGACATACTGCGTGAAATAAAGGACGAAGTAAAAACTGCTGATGTTGCCATACGTGAAGCAGTAGCCAGTGGCCACGGCATTGGCAAATCGGCGCTGGTGAGCTGGCTCATTCTTTGGGCGCTGGGTACTTGCTCTGATACGCGCGGCGTTGTTACCGCTAACACTGAGGCGCAGCTTCGCACTAAAACATGGGCAGAGCTTAACAAATGGTACAACATGTGGATAGCTAAACCATTGTTTGATTATACTGCGACAAGCATTTTCTGCAACGTTGACGGTAACGAAAAGACTTGGCGTATAGATGCAATTCCGTGGAGTGAAACAAATTCTGAAGCGTTTGCTGGCTTGCATAATCAGGGCAACAGAATTTTGATTATCTTTGACGAAGCATCAGCGATACATGACACCATCTGGGAAGTTACGGAAGGTGCCCTGACTGACGCGGATACGGAAATCATCTGGTGCTGCTTTGGTAACCCGACACGTTCCAGCGGCCGCTTTTATGATTGCTTTCACAAGCACAGAAATTATTGGCATACTCGCAGAGTAGATAGCCGCAGCGTAAGCTTTTCTGATAAAAAGCAGATTGAAGCGTGGCGTGAAATTTATGGCGAGGACAGTGACTTTTTCAAGGTCCGCGTGCGTGGCGAGTTCCCTTCTGCCAGTGATAAGCAGTATATCTCTCAGGATATCGTGGATGAAGCACGGAAAAGGGTACTCAAGCCATATCAGTATAATTTCGCTCCGGTTATAATTGGCGTAGATCCTGCGTGGACCGGTGCGGATAAAATAAGCGCATACCTGCGTCAAGGCAATTACTGTAAGCTGCTATTTGAATATCCGAAGAATGATAACGACCTGCAGCTTGCCGGCAAGATTGCGGCGCTGGAGGATGAATACCACGCTGATGCAGTCTTTATTGACCTTGGCTATGGTACCGGCATCAAGAGTGCAGGCGATGCCTGGGGCAGAAATTGGACGCTGGTGTCGTTTGGCAGCACTAAAGGCATACCGCCTAACTGTGTAAATAAGCGCGCTGCCATGTGGCAGGATATGCGGCACTGGGCTATGCAGGGTGGAGCAATACCACCTGATGACAGCGTGCTGGCTGATGACCTCGTAGGACCGGAGCTTGTTCCGCGTGACGATGGCAGAGTGCAGCTGGAGAGCAAGGAGAGTATGAAAAAGCGTGGGCTTCCATCTCCTAACAGGGCGGATGCATTGGCGCTTACCTTTGCTTTTCCGGTGCTGAGCAGAAAACAGGAACATGAATACGCCTGGAGCGTCGACAATGGCGCGCAGGAAGAATATGATCCGTTTCATGGAATGTGGTAGGAGGTGAGACCATGGAAGAAATCATTATGCAGCTGCATGGCGGCGGTGGTGGTGGCGGCGGAACGCAGATTAAGCAGAACGCACCCGGAAGCCAGAGCGCCGCAACTATTGACAGCGCAACTGAAGGACAGCGTGAATCGCTGCGTGAAAAGCTGAGCAAGGCAAGAGGCCGTAACTTTACTAACAAGACCGGCGGCAGCGTGGTAGATACAATCAAGAAAGCATTGCTGGGTGAATAACAATGTTTGAAGAAATCTATCGAGACACAAAGCTGCTGAAGGATAAGCGCTTCGTTCTGGAGCAGATGTACCAGCGGCGCACGTCGTTTGAACCGACGTGGCAACTGCTGTCACGGTATATCGTTCCTTACCGAGGGCGCTTCCATGAACGCGGCGGCAGCATGGACGGAGAGCGGCGTGACCGCTATCTTATCGACCCTTATCCGATGGATGCTGCAGGCAAGTGCGCTGCAGGCCTGCAAAGCGGATTGACGTCCCCGAGCCGTCCGTGGTTTGAGCTGTCTTTAGCCGATCAGGAAAAGGCTGAATATCATCCGGTGCGTCAATGGCTGGATGATGTGCGTGACGTTATGATGGCCATATATGCACGTGGCAATACATACGCTATGCTGTACGATATCGAGGCTGAGCTTTGTCAATTTGGCACGGCGGCGGCGCTGATGATGCAGGACTATGATACCGCTCTCTGGCACCGCAGCTACACCTGCGGCGAATATGTAGGCGGTGTGGATGCAAGAGGCAGGCTTTATTCCTTTGGCAGGCGTTTTGAATTGACCGCTCCACAAATGGTAGCGGAATTTGGCATTGATAACGTGAGCGTGGCCGTAAAGACCGCGTACAACAACAATGACCATACACAGCGCTTTGAGGTTGAAATGCTCATCGTCAAAAACAATGAGTATAAGCCTGAGCTATTAAAGCCCGGTAACTTCCCTTGGCAGAGCTTTTATTGGGAGCGTGGCAATCAGCAGCAGTTCCTGCGTATCAGCGGTTACAAGGAGCAGCCTTTTATTATGCCGCGTTGGACTAAGGTGGCCAACTGCGAATATGGTTATGGTCCTGGGCATAATGCCTTGGGTAACTGTATGCAGCTGCAGCGTATTGAAAAAGCAAAGCTCCGCTGCATGGATAACGAGGCTGACCCGGCTATGATGTTCCCAGCAAGCTTGAAGAAAGTCAACCGCCAGCCAGGTGCGAATAACTTTATCCCCGATGGTACACAGATGAATGCTTATCCGATGATACCGCCGGGAGCAAAGCGCTACGAAGGCATGATAGCCTTGAGCAACGATAAACGCCAGCAGATAAGCGCTACGTTCTATAATGACCTTATGGTAATGCTGACGCAGGCGCAGAACAATCCGCAGATGACTGCTAAGGAAGTCGCGGAACGTCACGAGGAGAAAATCCTTATGCTGGGGCCGGTGCTGGAGCAGTTCCATAATGAGGTTCTGGACCCGCTGACCTTGCGTACGTTTGGGCTCTGTATGCGCAACGAGCTTTTCCCGCCTATGCCGGAAGAGATTACTGCAGATGAGCTGAAGGTTAATTTTGTGAGCCTCTTGGCGCAGGCGCAGAAGATGGTAAGCCTGCCGAGTGTACAGAATGTACTTGGTATGGTGGGCAACGTAGCAGGTATCTATCCTGAAGCTGCCGACATTATCAACATCGACAACGTAATCCGTGAGGTTGGCGTTATCAGCGGTACGCCTGAGAAAATCATGCGCAGCGAAGATGAGGTGCAGCAGCTCAGAGAGCAACGCCAGCAGGCACAGGAAGCACAGATGCAGCAGGCGCAGATGGCACAGGGCGCAGAAGCGGCCAAGACCGGTGCGGAAGCTGCAAGGCTTTTGAGTGAGGTGCCGTCCAATACGGATAATGCTCTGGATGATATGCTGAGCAGAATGGGGATGAGCTGATGGAAAAGCAAAGATTTGCTGAACTGCTCGTAAACGTCATGCAGACGCAGACGGGTAGGGAATTTATTTATGAGCTGCTCGACACAATGGAAGTGAATACCCCTAACTATGTTGTCGGGCGTGAAAGTGTCATGGGGTACGAGATTGGCCGGCGCAGCGTTGGCGAAGAACTGCTCCGTATGCTGAGAGATGATACTGAGGAAGGCCTGCAGCTGGAGCTGCTGATGCGGCAGGAAGCGCGGGACCGTCCCAAAGAAAAACACAAAGATGAATTCTATGACCAATTTGAAGGAGGTAATGTATAATGCGAAAGAGATGGATGTTCTTTCTGGCTCCTGACGGCGGTGAAGGCGGTGCTGCTGGCGGTGGTGAAGGTGGAGCTGGCGGTGAAGGCGGTGCTGCAGGTGGCGGCAAAAGTATCTTTGATAACCCTGACGGCGGCAATCCTCCTGGTGATGGCAGCGGCAACCCTGCTGGTGATGGCGGCGGCGCTGGCGAAGTGCCGGAAAACTATGAGTTTAACCTGGGCGAAGGCCTTACAATCACCGATGAACAAAAAACAGCATTTACCGCCATAGCTAAGGATGCAAAGCTTTCTCAGGCACAGGCTGACAGCCTGCTGAAAATGCACAGCGAGATTATCAACGGCTATATGCATGCTGCAGAAGATGCCATTGAAAAAAATATTGCTGAATGCCAGAAGCTGGGGCTGACAAGTCAGGAAAACCTTGGCTTTGCCAGAACAGCTGTAAATACCTTTGGCGGCAGTGAGGCAATGCAGGTATTGATTGATACCGGTGCTATCAATCATCCTGCTGTCTGCAAGCTCTTTGTAACTATCGGCCAGCTTATCAGCGAAGATAAACCGGCAGATACTCATGTCGGCGGTGGCAAGGGAACCCCGCGGGCAGAAGATATCCTCTTCCCTAACAGCAAATACTAAAGGAGTGAATTAAATGGCACAAACCGGACTTTATAACAACACCGGCCTGGCAACTATGTATGATATTGCACAGCAGTATCGCTCTGCAGGTAATGAAGCAGCGGCGCAGGTCGTAGAGCTGCAGGCCAAAACCAACCGTCTCTGGGAAGTATTCCCGATGAGAACCTGCAACAGCGGCAGCGTTGAAAAAGCGCTTATCAGAACCAGCCTGCCGGATGTAGCATGGCGTATTATTAACCGTGGGGTAGCGCCTACTAAATCCAGCACTGGCCAGGCAAGCTTTACTACTGGCGGTGTTGAGGCTATTGCACAGATTGACGAGCGACTGATGAAGCTCAACAAGAACAGCAATACCTATCGACTTAATGAAAACTACGCACATCAGGAAGCTATGAGCCAGAAGATGTCTACTACCTTCTTCTATGGTGATGAACAAATCAACCCTGCAGGCTTTACCGGCCTTGGCGCTTTCTACTATGATAAGGCCGGGCAGGATGAAATCTACGCTAATCAGATTGTTGATGCGGGCGGTACCGGTAATAATCTGACCTCCCTTTGGGTAGTGACCTTTGCACCTGATACTGTTTACGGCATCACTCCGGAAGGCGTTCCTGGCGGTTACAGCTATCGCGACAACGGACGTGTTAAAGTGAGAGATGAGAACAACCTTGAATACTGGGGCTATGAATCTCAGTACAACTGGGACGTAGGCCTCTGCGTACGTGACCCGCGCTATGTAGCACGTCTGGCCAACATTGATACTACCAATACCAGCAGCACTGACTTCATCGATAAACTGATTGAAGTATATGACTGCATTGAAAACCCTGACCATGGCCGTACTGTTATCCTCTGTAACCGTAAGGTGCAGACCATGATCAATATCATTGCGCAGAAGAAAAATAATGTTAACCTTTCTCTGGAAGACTTTGGCGGTAAGCGTATCCAGCATTTCTGGGGCTCTCCCATCCTGCGCAACGATGCTATCCTGAGCACTGAATCTAAAGTGCCGGTAGAATAAGGAGGTAAGAATATGGCTGTAATGATTGATGCAAAGCTTATTCTTTGTGAAAATGTCGATACTGCAGCGACTGTCACCAGTAAGGCGCTTGATATCGGCCGCAACAAATCTTTGAGACCGCTCTATGTTGATGTTAAACTGACTAAGGGCGTAACTGCCGGCCGCGTAAAAAGCGTAGAGCTGCAGTCCAGCGCTGACGAAAGCTTTTCTGCTCCGATCACTGAGATGGTGGTGACTATCGGCAAAACCGCTGAGCAGCAGAAGCACGCCTGCCAGCTGGCGCAATTCTTCGCGTCTATCCAACCGCAGGGCCGTTATGTCCGCGTAAAAATCACCGGTGATACTACCGTTCCGGCAGGTGGCAAGATTTGGGCATATCTGTCCCCAGATATTCAGGTACCGGTATGAGATACAAAGTAATCCGCACCTGCTATTGGCAACACAGACTTTGGGAAAAGGGCGAAAAGGTGGAGCTGGAGGGGAATGTACCGGAGCATTTCAAACCGCTCTATAATCCAGCCGAAAAATTGTCCCTGAACAAAAATGCTGAAGAACCTTCGGACGAAGTATCTGGCGATATGGAAAACCCGGATATCATGCCTTCTTCTTTGGAAGAAATGAATGTTGGCCAGCTGCAGAAGCTGGCACGTGCAAGCGGCCTGGAACCGCCGAAGAATGCAAAAAAACAAGAATTGATTTCCGCTCTGCGCGGAGAATAACATCGGGCCGGAGCTTATTCCGGCCTTTTGTTTTAGGAGGAAACCATGAACAACATTGAAATCTGCAACCTTGCGCTTGGCCGTATCGGCGTAGACGAAATCAACCGCATGGATGAGGCAAGCCAGCCTGCGAGAATCTGTACACGTTATTTCAATTTTACCCGTCAGAACGTATTGCGCCGCTTTCCTTGGACGTTCGCAACAAAACGTGTGCAGCTGGCACTGCTTAATGAAACGGCACCTGATTATAAATACGTCTATCAATATCCTTCTGATGCTCTGGCCATACGCCTTATGTACAATGATAGCTTTGTTGGCCTGCCTAAGGATAACTACTTCCGCATTATGAACGATAACGGCGGACGCAAGATATACAGTAATATCTCTAACGCCTACGTGGAATATACTGCAGACGTAAAGGACAGCGAAACATTCGACAGCCAATTCATTGAAGCCTTCAGCTGGAAGCTGGCGGCGGAGATGGCATTCGCTTTGACCGGTAATATGAATCTTGCGACAAATGCTATCCAGGCATACAATGCTTACTTTACGGAAGCAGCTGGCGAGGATGCTGCAGAAGACAATCAGGAAGAAGCTGTACAGGATAGACTGGCCAACGCCAGATGGGAGGGCTGACAATGGGACTGTATCAACTGAAGCCCAGCTTTGCCGGCGGTGAATTGTCGGACAGCATGTACGGCCGCGTCGATATCAACAAATATGATAATGGCGCGGCGATGTTAAAAAACTTTATGGTGCAGCGTTACGGCGGCGCAAGGAACAGGAACGGCTTTAAACATATCGCTATGACGTATGGCGGCAAGCGTGCATTTTTAATTCCATTTACCTATTCCAACGAGCAGGGCTACGTCGTGGAATTAACGGCCGGACATTGTCGTTTCTTTCGCGATGGCGGCATAATCACTACAACGGATGGCCAGCCTTATACCATCAGCAACAATCTGACAGACGCAGATTTGGCAGGTGTGTGCAAAGTAAAACACGCTCAGAGCGCAGACGTTATGTTTATTGTGCATCCGAATCACCCACCTATTACCTTAACCCGCTATGGCGCAACTGATTGGCGCTGGGAACAGATGGCGGTAAGTGGAGGACCGTTTGAAGATTACAACACTACAAACACAAAGATAACGCCTAGCGGTATAAGCGGCAATATTACCTTGAGTGCTACAGCTGACATTTTTAAAAGCTATCATGTCGGGACGTTAGTAGAACTCACCCACTATAAAGGCAGCGAATACCAAAAAGCTGTACCTAACGCCAGCGGTGATAATTTAAAAGTAAACGTACTGCCTGGCAGCAGTGTATACGTCGAAAGCTTCGGCTTTTGGAACGGACATTTTATCCTTGAAAAATACAATACTGATAGCGGCCGCTGGGAGCAGGTGCGCCGTCAGGACGGCAACCATAGCCAGAACTATAACTTTACTGAAAAAAATGAAGATGATCATATCACGCAGTACCGCATAACATCAACCGCTTTTGATACAACTATCTGGAAAGATGAAAACGAAAAGCAGACAGGCTTTGTTACTATCCAGTCTTTCGGCGATGACTACAGCGGAATAGCAAAAATTACCGGTGTAAGCAATGCAAGGACTGCGTCGGCGCAGGTTATCCGCACGCTTGGCAGTGCATCAGCAACAAGCAGCTGGGCGTTCGGGGCGTGGAACTCTAGCTATGGCTATCCTATGTCGGCAGGATTTTTTGAAGATCGCCTTATTTTTGCCGGAGACGCGAAAGCACCGCAAACGTTCTGGGGATCGAAAGTAGGCGATTATTATAATTTTGGCACAAGCACACCAATCGTGGATGATGATGCAATAACGGCCACACTAAACGGCGGCAGGATGAATGGTATTAAGGCGATGGTGGCATTTGGCGAATTAATCCTTTTGACTGCTGGCGGCGAATATAAGGTAAGCGGCGGCCAGGGTAAAAGCATAGCACCTAGCAACATAATGAGCCAGCCACAGGAATACAGAGGTATATGTGATATTAACCCCGTAACTGTAGGCAGCAGGATAATCTACGTGCAGCAGCAGGGCAACATCGTGCGTGACTTGGCGTATAGTTACGAGGCAGATAAATATACAGGCGATGATTTAAACCTTCTATGCTCACATCTTTTTGATGGGCATAAGGTAACGGGTATGACATACCAGCAAGTACCTGATAGCGTGGTGTGGTTCGTACGTGATGATGGCATTCTCTTAGGTATGACATACATTAAAGAGCAGGACATCTACGCATGGCATAGGCACACGATGGTTAATTCAAAATTTATCAATATTTGCAGCATCAACGGCGATATGGAAGACGAGCTGTACGCAGTTGTTGAAAGAAACGGAGTGCATTACATTGTGGTCAACACCCATCAGACGGATAACGAATCACCAGCGGAGCAATATTATGTCGACGATGGCATTACCATACGTGGCGATGATTTGAAAGAGGTAAGCGGCCTGACGTGGTTAGAAGGAGAGGCTGTTGCTATTTTGGCAGATGGTAATGTATTGCCACAGCAGAGAGTTACCAATGGCAAAGTAACGCTGGATGACAGGCATGGCTACAGTGTGGTGCATATCGGTTTACCGATTGATGCGGAAATCCGTACCTTGCCTATTGAATTCCAGGGGCAGGACGGTAACTACATCAGTCGGAAAAAGCGTGTAGGTAATTTGGGTATCATTTTTAAAAATAGCCGTGGGGGACTGTATGGCCTGAAGGAAAACAAGCTGGATGAAATCAAATGGCGCAGCTCTGAAAACTGGGGCCAACCTACACAGTTATTTACAGGCAAGAAGAAAATCGTACTGCCTGCGGCAACGTGGGAAGAAACAGTGCAGCTTATTATCAAGCAGGATGCACCACTGCCCATGACGGTGCTTGCGGTGGTACCTGAAATCGTACCAGGAGGCTAACATGACGAAATATACATTTGGCAGGCCCACAGATGCAGACATTAAATATGTGGCCAAACATTTGCGGGCGGATAACCGTCAGGAATTGGCTGCGCTATGCGGCGCAGGGCACGAGCTGGATGTTTTAAAAAGAAGTGTCAGATACAGCGAACTGATTGGCTGCTTTTATGTTGATGGCGTACCTGCAGCTATCTATGGAGTAAGAAGCCCGGCTGCAATATGCTCTGTAAAGTGCGTCTGGCTGCTCATGACCGACGAAACATTGAAGCATAGGCTAGTAGTAGGGCGATATACCAAACGCTTTCTGAGGGCGATTGTGGCGGCCCATGGGCCTATGTCCAATAAGGTTGATGCTGGAAACGCAGAAATCCTGCGCTGGCTCAGATGGCTTGGCGCTGAGATATCGGAACCGGTGCAATGCGGAATCTACAATCTGCCACACAGAGAATTTTATTTTGACGAAAGAATTTTAAAGGAGGGATAGCATGGGCGTAGGAGTGATGATTGGTGCAACTCTCTTGGGCGGTTATCTGCAGGGACGTGCAGCACGTCAGCAGGCCAACGCACAGGCGGCGCAGGCGCAGGCAAATGCTGATATCGCCTATAATAATGCGCAGAAGCTGCAGGAGCAGGCCGAGAAGCAGGCGCAGAACAATGAAATCAACGAGGAAAACAAACGCCGCAGACTGCTGCAGCTGCAGGGGCAGCAGAGAGCAAACATCGGCGCGGCCGGAATAACGGCAAGCGGCAGTGCACTAGCGGCGATGGCAGACAGCCAGTTTAACCAGGAGCAGGAGCTTGCCTTTGAGAGATACAATGCGCGTCAGCAGGTAGATAACATCTTCCAACAGAGTACGGACAATTTGAATCAGGGCGATGCCTATGCGTCGAGCGCCAGAGCCTATCGTAAGGCCGGCAAGCGCGCTATGATGAACAGCATGCTGCAGGCAGGGCTGAGCGTAGCGGCTAATCTTTACACGGCCAAAAGCATGGGGGCGCTGAAAAGCTCAGCCGGTAAAAGCGTAGGCCTGCAAAACTACAGTGTACCGGGCTACACAGAATTGAAAGGGCTGCCTGCTCATACCGGTGGCGGCATCTCAAGCTACAGTAATGATGGCTGGGCAAAAGCAAAATGGTAAAAATGTCATTTTGTACTTTACAAATCGGCAAAGTATGTGTGTTAAAATGATAGTGCGGAAGGGAAGCCAATCTCCCATTTTCATCATACTCTAAAAAATTAGCAACGTAGAAAGCATCTGAGGCTAAGCCTTGGGTGCTTTTTGCGCATATAGGAAAGGAGCAGAATATGGCAGTAATTGATGTTTACGAGAACCAGGCAAAGCTCGGTACGCCTGCAAGCCAGACGAGCGGTGTGCATCCTGATATGGGCGGGCAGATGGCGCTGGCAAGGGCAAATGCAAATCTTACCAATACTATGGTCGAGGGAGGGCAGAAGCTCTATGAGCAGATAGCCATTGCCGACGTGATGAAGGCCAACAATGATTACAATATGCAGATGAGCAGGCTGCAGAATGAGCTGCTGCAGAATAAGGAAGAGAACGCAAGGGATAACCTTACCAAGTACGAGGAAGGGCGCAAGAAGATTATCAATGGCATTATGCAAAAAGGACCGTCGACGCTGCGTGGCGTTCTGGGAAGCAAGGCCTTTTACAATACCATTGAGCGTGACTGGACCGGCCAGCGTGCCCAGATGGAACGTTATACCATGGGCGAGATGGAGAAGTACCAGGATACGCAGCTTAACAATCAATACAAATTAGCTTTGAAGGACGTAGCAGTAAACTGGCATAACAATGATGATCTGGACGCTGTTATGCGCCGCGGCGATTTTATGACTGCAGCAAGGTATGCCAACTATGGCCAGGAAAAGATTGCTGAAGCAAGCAACAAATGGAAGGCTGCGGTAGCAGAGACGGCAGCGCAGGCTGCTATCAATTCAGACAGCAGCGAAGGATGGACGCGTGGCGGCGAGATACTGCAGGCCTATGGTTATCTTATGGACCCGCAGAAACGTATCCAATACGATAAGATTATCAGCGCGAGGGAGAAAAGCAATAATCAGCTTAATACCTTTGCCGGCATCTATGCCAAGTATGGCAGTGATATAAACGGCGGTGTGCAAGCGCTCTTGTCTACGCAGACCGGTACGGCAGATATCGCCAAAGGTTTGGCATTTGCACAGGGAGAGGAAGGCAAGGCTTGGGGCAGCAATCAATGCGCTAACTTTGTAAAAAAGTATATTCAGACGGCTGGTGGTGATTATGACATTACCAGCAGCCTGGCTGACGGTACCTACCTTAACGCAGAACGTAAAGGGCTGACGTTTAATGACCGTAAACAATTAAGGGACGGAGATATTGTCTATTGGCAGGTAGATGGCAGTAAGTACGCTACGAGCGACAACCCGGATGATGTGCATTCTGACACTAAAGCCTATAAGGGCATTACCCATGTCGGTATATACAATGCCAAGACCGGCAAGGTTATCCAGAGCGGTGAGCATGGAGTGAGTGAGCTGGCGCTGGATGCTGCTGGATATCATACGGTAGGCTATAGCCATATCGGCGGCAGAGCTATGGACGCAACAGAGCGTGAAGAATTAAAAAAAGGTTATATGCAGTACGCGCTGCAGCAGGTGCAGCAGAAGCGTACAAGCACTAACCTTATGGTGGAAAGAGCTTCGGATGAAATGTTTGCTGCCTACAATAATGGAATACGCGACCCGGCGTATTTTGAAAACATGGCCAAACAGATAGCAGGCAACGATTATAGCGCCTATAAAACTTTGCATGCTGTAGCCAAGAGCTTTACATCTTCAGGCGTACATAAATTAACTGTAGGCGAGGCTATGGAAATAGAGGATGCTATAGACAAGGGCGGACTGTCGCAGGATGAGCTGATCCAGAAGTTGTCTGATGCAGGCTGCAGCACGGAAACAATTATGAAATACGTGCATATGAATAAGCAGGCGGCGAAAGCTGCAGCTAGGGGCGAAGGCAAGGCATCATTTGACTGGGACAGCGTTATGGAAGCCTTTTACAGTAAGATGGGCGGAAGAAATAAGGTGCCGGAAGCGTGGCGTCCGGGATTGAAGCGGTACGCTAAAAGAGCAATAAACGAATACATAGCTAAAGAAAACCGCACGCCTACAGTAGACTGGGTGATGGATATCATGGAACAGGGACTGGTTAAGGGTGTCGGCGGCGTTACGGTAGAAGGCGAACACTTCTGGAACAGTGATATATCATACAATATGGCGCAGCTTGGCAACCATGATATCTATCATATCAGCAATGCAGATGACGGGTACGTCAATGTATGGTTTTATGGCAATGCTCAGCCGGTGCGCATGAGCAAGGCAGCGTTTAAGCAGACGATGGGAGACTAACATTATGGGAACTTTTAATTTCAGTAATATGCAAGGTGGCCAACAGCAGGAAACTCAGAACATTCCGCGTGAATTTCGTCCTGCTGTTGAGCAGGCGAAAACGGAACCGGTCGGCTCTTACGGTAATAACAAAACAGGCTTCTGGGACGGAGTGAAGAATTTTTTCTCCGGCGCTGATGTTGATACTAGTGCCGGCTTTATTGATGAAACAGGAACATGGAACAATGGCACTAAACAGGAGCTTGCTAAATACTATCCTACACAAAAGAGTGCGGAAAATCTTGAAAAGGACAGACTAGGCTCTTTGTGGGACAGAACGTATAAAAAATATCATTACAGCAAAGACGATGTGTTGCTGGAAGCAAAGAAAATCAGCGCGGCCACAAACATTCCAGAGAATGCTATCCTGGCTAACGCTGATAATCTGGCCAATGCACGCAATGTATATAATTATCAGCAGAAGGCTATGGACCCTCAGGCAGTGTTTGAGGCCTACCCTGAGCTGAGCGAGCTGGCCAAGCTGAGTGATACTGACGCTGCTATTGCTCTGCATAACTTAAAGAACGTGCGCCAGACGCAGGGCATTATTGAAGCAGCTAAGACCGGCTGGGAGCTTGATAACCTGATGAGTGAGCGCGGCCGTATGGGCTACGCCGCTATGAACGGCAAAGAGCTGACGGATGCTGACATTGCACGTTTGGGAGAAATTGAAAAAGCACAGAAAAATTCTAAGGAACTGCCGGGACTTTTTGAGGACCCGATGAGTGCTATTGTAGGCGGCACAGTGCAGAGTGGCAAGATGATGCTGCGCAATGCTCTTAATGGCCAGAAGATGGGCGTATATGGCGCTGGCTTCGGCGCGCTTCTCGGCGGTATTGCCGGCGGCGGTGCAACGCTGGGTGCCGGTACTGCTGCAGGCGTGGCCGCAGGTGCCAAGATTGGTTATAGTGTCGGCAGCCGTATCGGTATGGCGCAGGATATGTATGACGAAATCGCCGGCAACAATTACCTTGATTACAGAGGCTATAAGGATAAGCAGGGCAGGCAGCTGCTGACAGATAACCAGGCGCGCAGCTATGCTGCTGTAGCGGCAGCGCTGGAAACAGGCATTGAATTCAGCAACGCAGACAAAATCCTGAACGTCATCAAAGGCGGTGCAGGGGCGCAGAGCATCAAAGAAATCATCAGCAGTGCCAAGGACAGCACGGAGCTGCAGAGCCTGCTAGCCGCATATCTGCGTGACAGTGCCAAGAACATCGGAACAGTGGCTATCTCTGAGAGCGCGGAAGAAGGCGTGCAGGAGATGAGCAACAGAATTATTTCTGATATTGCTGCAGCAAACAATCCCGGCGGTGATATCCCTACATATACGGCAAAGGACGTTATCGTTGGTGGCCTGGAGGCAAGCTGGCAGGCATTGCCTGCGTCGATTGGCTTTGGCGCTGGTGCGCATGGAGCAAGCACGGTATCGTTTATGCGTCGTGCATCCGCGGCGCTGCAGATGAAAAGCGAAGAGCAGAAAGCTAACCTGCGTGATGCTAATGGCATATCTATGCTGAGAAGTCTTGCCGAGGATATCAAAAATAATGCTTTGTTTAAAAAAGCTCCGGAAGTATATAACGAGGTACTGAATAATCAGCTTAAAGGCACGGAGCTGGAAACTATTAACATAGATACAGAGTACGTCCTTAATCAGCAGGGCGGCTATGAGCTTTTGAAATCTGCAGCAAAGGCAGCAGGCATAGGCGAACAGTATCTTAAAGACATCATCGACACTAAGGCAGACTTGAAAATCAGTACAGCTGATTATGTATCTAAGCTGCTGCCGACTGAAATCGGTGCTCATCTGGAAGACTATATCACATTCAGCGATATCAGCGAATGCCTGGCACGCAACAGAGAATATGCCGGCAGGATGCGCCGCGAGATGGACCGCATATTGGCATATGAGAACCGCCAGCGTGAAGATGCTTTGAATAGCTACCTTGATAATAACTTCCATACTCCGGAAACCCGTGAGATAGCGGAGGCAGTATTGCGCCGCTTCCCGGATAATCCTAAGGAAGGCGTAAAGGAAATCAGAAAATCACTGCAGGCCAAGATTGACGAGCCGCTTAATCAGATTATCGAAGAGCTGGAAAAGGGTATGGGCAACGGCGTAGCTGTAGTAGAAATTCCCGAATATGATAATCAGATGCGTGGCCGTGGCATCAAGGTAAGCAATAACGACCCATGGTATCAGCGCTACTATAAAGAGAATAAGCATAAGCCCTCTAAGATGGAGCTGCGTGAGCTGGCGCGTGAGATCTGGACCGGTCACAACGAGTATGGACTTTTTGGCTGGGAAAACCGCACGCCGGAAGATAACCAATGGTATGAGAATAACAAGGCAGCTATGGAAGCAACGGAAGAAGCTATCCGCAGATTGGATGCATTGACTCCTGCTCTGGAAAAAATAGATCCGGGCGAACTCTCTATTACTGAAGGCCTGAGCGAAGAAGGCTTTGAGGTATACCGTAAGCTGCGTGGTAAGCTGGAAGGCGCTGAAAGCAAAGAAGTGCGGCAGGCAGCACAGATGAGTGCTATCCTTGCCGCACGAATGGCAGACCGCATGGCTGAGCTGCATAGACAGGTTGGCCATACTAAATATACTGCGCTTGATTATGCGCGTGGTATTGGGCTTATCAGAAGTGAGAGTGAAGCTGCTGAGCAGAAGTTTAATCAGGCAGTAAATGTAGGTATAAATGAAAATACCAAATATAAACTTTTAGATTTAGATGTTTTGCAAGACAATATAGGCACCGACAAAGAAACTCCGGAGGCTAATCAAAAAGCCATAGATTACATTAAACATGTATTAACTGAAAATGAGCCGGTCACTACAAAAGATTTGTCAAGTGTATTTGATTTTAGCAAGATGAGTGAATATGATCAGCGTCATATTGTTTTGGCAAAATCGCAAAGAGGGCGAAAAAACAAAACGGAAAGGCAGGGAAGAAATTTAACCATCAGTAATCCTAGAGAGATTTTGCAAAATGCAGTTTTAGTTGAGATAAATCCATCAAAGCATTCTAATGAAGTAGACAATAAGTTACGTGAGGATATCAAAGGTTCATTGTCATATAGATTTGTTATACCAGTAAAGTTAAATGGACAGGCTCAAACGTTGGTCATTACTGCTATTGGGACATCTGCTAATGTACTAAAAAAATTAAACGAAGTAACTTTATACGAAGTTTACACAACAAAAATCCCGCCATCCCAGAGACAAGCTTCCCTGAAAGATGGCGGGATAGGGGATGCTTCAAAAGAAACAATTCCCTCTGAATATAGTTTAGCAGAGATTTTAGCAAAAGTCAAAGACCTTAATCATAAACCTTATGTTGATAAAGAAACAGGCAAGCTAATAATAGAAGACCAGATGGCTATAGGCTCTATGAAATTAGACCAGAAAGCATGGCATGGCACACCCTATAATTTTGAAAGGTTTGATATTGGCAAAATCGGCGATGGCGTTGGTGACCAGGTACATGGCTGGGGCCTGTACTTTGCTAAGGATAGAAAAATATCAGAGGCATACAAGGAAGTGCTGGGGGCTGACGCTGGTGCAGTAATTGTAGATGGGGTTACGTACAAAATTGATGAGGAGGGAGATTGGGCAACAGCAGCAGGACAGAAGCTCATTGACAATGATCCGTTAGAATTTGTTCTGGATACGTTTGATGCAATGACCGGAAACAAGAATAAGGAAAGGGCAATAAAAAGTTTAAAGGAAAGAATTGCCGGAACCAAAAGAACGGCTAATACAGAAAGCTATATTGCTAAACTTGAAGAAGCGATAAACATTATTGAAAAAGCTGACGTGAAGTACGAAAATACTTCACGCCTGCTGAAAGTGGAAGTTCCGGAAAACAATGTGTTGCTAGATGAGCAGAAGACTTTCATCAATCAAAACAAAAATGTACAAGCGCTTTTGAAAAAGACAATAGAATCTTTGAACGAATCACAGTCGACGAAGTTTTGGGAGGATTTGCTGAACTTTAAATTAAGAGCTTTTGATAATGCTGGCAAGGTTCAGTTTAAGATTGATGGCTTCAATAAATTAGCAGATGGCATTTGTAAGCTTTTAGAGAGCAATTCTAATACATTTGGCTATAGAACGCTTGCAAGAAGCTTGGAAAGATACGGATATAGCAAAGAAGAAATTGAAAAGCTAAAGTCAGATGGTGAGTATCGTAATCAAGAACAAGAGAAGCTCAGAAGCCAGGCTGCTGCTTTAGAAGAAGAATTAGAGCGTGCCAAAGCAGAAGATGCTGCTGCAAAAGAGGAGGTTATCAATCAGGCAAAAGCTGATATTTCCGGTACTTTGGGGGGCATGTTTTCCGGCAACAAGATTTACGATGCTCTGGCGAAGGCTATGGGCGAAGAGGATTATAATTGGCGTGGCGCGTCTGAGCTGCTTAATGAGCACGGAATTAAAGGCATAGCTTACGAAGGTATGAAAGATGGCCGCTGCTTTGTCGTCTTCGATGATAAGAGCATTGATATTATAGAGCGCTATAACCAATCTGCTGGCGAGCGTGCTATGACTGCAAATATGGAGAAGCTGAAGGAAGCAAAAGAAATGCTGGCTAAAGCTGCAGATATGAAAACTATCTACCAAAAAACCGGCTGGCATCGTGGCGCTGATGGTAAATGGCGTTTTGAGATACCGGATAATTTGGATAAGATAGATGCTGCTAAATTTCCGGAAGAAGGATATGCTATACCGTTAGGAGAAATATATACTAATCCTAAACTGTATGAAGCTTATCCGTGGCTAGCTGACGTCATGGTTCAGTCTGAAGCTATGGAAGAGCAGACCTTGGGAGTAGCTGCTGGTGAAGGCTACATTGGAATAAACAGCAATCTGCTAGGAGACGGCATCAAGCAGGAGATAATCATAAACGGCATAAAGTATAAACGCGTAGTAAGCAAGGACGGGGCTAAGGCCGGCAAGTTCTTTTCTCATGGTGACGAGTTCATAGAGTATGCACTTAATCATGGTATTAAAAATAACACGTTTGACAAAAAGGCCGCAGTGAATAGTTTGAAGGAGCTGATACAAGAAAAAAAATCTGTTATAGAAAAACTTAAAAGCAAAAATAACAATGGGCAGTTTAATAAAGGCATACTAGACAGACAAAAAGAATTGAGCAAGATAAGAGAAGCAGCAGAGTTTGTCGGCAGGGCGGATATTAGTTTTAATGAAATCAAAAAGGCTGACAGAGATGTAGCAGCAGCTCACAAGAATTTAGCTGAAACTCTCATCCATGAAATCCAGCATATCATCCAGAATGCAGAAGGCTTTGCTGGCGGCGGCAGCCCGGCCAGAGTCAATGAACAGATGAAGCGCCAGATGCAGAAGTACGATGAAGAAATAGAGCGCCTACATCCTAAAGGTAAAGAATATGTTACGGCTATGCTCGAATATGACATAGCTGACTTTGAACATGACACCGGTGAAATTTCCGATGCTGCTTTTTCTGATATCAAAAATAAGGTTAAAGAGCTGGAAGAACAGATACCCGAAGAAAAAGTAAAGCGCCTGCAGGAAATCAAGGAGCTGCAGACAGATTTGCAATGGCAAGCTGAAGACGAAAGCTCTAGCGATTATGAAAAATACTTCCGTTTGCATGGAGAGCAGGAAGCCAGAGTAGCATCAATGAAAGCACGGCTCTATACCATGGGCGCAAGCCAGGAAAGAATTGATAACGAAGTGTTGAACGCTATAGATAATCCTATCATTGTATTTGGCGGCAGAAGCTACAGCATGGACTCTGATCAGCGCGGCTTATGGCAGCTCAAAGGCCAGACTGCCTTTAAAACTACCGGCGAGAAGGTTATTTCTCTGTTTAAGGCTGCAGACCAGTCGACATTTATGCATGAGATGGCTCATATCTATCTGCATGATATGCTGGCGCTGGCAGAATTACCGAATGCTCCGAAGCAGCTGCTGGATGACGTGGCCACGATTAACCGGTGGGCTGCATGGAACGATACGCAATTTGTCAAAGAGTACAAAGGCACTGCTATGGAGAGTGAATTTAAAAAGCTCAACGAGCAGATGAAAACTGCAGTTGCCAAAGGCTCCGTTGAAATCGAAGGCAAGAAAATGACCTTGGAACAGATGCAGCGGCTCTGGATGCAGGAACGCTTTGCCCGTGGCTTTGAAAATTATCTGAAGAGCGGTGACGCACCTACAGAAGCAACGCGCAGTATCTTCCGGCGCTTCAAGCAGTGGCTGACTAAAATCTATCGTGCATTCAGCCAGATTGGCGGCGCTCCTAGCAAGGAAGTACGCGCTGTAATGGACCGCATGGTTGCTAGTGAAGACGAAATCGACATTGCTATGAGAAAAAAAGGCGTGGATGATTTTGCCGAAAGCGGTGGTATGGACTATCTGGAGGGAAGCACGAAGGACGTATATCGCCGTATGGTAGAGCGTGCCAAGGCTGATGCTGAGGAAAAGGTGCTCAAGATAGCACTGAAGGACGTCAAGGAAGATTACCGGCAGCAGGAAAAGGAACTGTTTGAGCGTGAAGAAGCGGAATACCGTGAGAAGCTGGCCGCAGAACCGGTATTTATTATCCAGGAGCATATCAAGAATAACCCTAATATGAGCACGTCTGTTATCTGCGAAACACTGGGCATGAACGTGGAGGATTACGTCAAGCAGCTTAAAGAGTATGGCGGCAGCTTGGATACTGCGGTAGAAGCTCATATGAAAGAGTTTAAGGAGGGGATAGATAACAGTGGCATAGATGCTCAGTATTTCCGCGAACGCGCGGAAGAAGTCGTGCAGGAGAGCAAATACCGTAAGCTGGCCACGGCGATGGAGCTGGAAGCGTTTGAGCGCATTGCCAAAAAACAGCGTAACCTGACTACGAGAATAGAGGCCGAAGGCAAGAATGATGCTGCAGAAAAAGGTGTCATTAAGACGGTAGACAAGATGACCAGGCAGAGCAAGCAGATAGAAGAGCTTACTGCAGAAACAAAGGGATTGAAGCAGGATAAGCGTGAGCTGCTTGCTAATGTGCGTGGCCTGCGTGATGCAGCACTCAGTCATTACAAGGACTATGTGCAATTCGTTGAGATGAAGCTGGAGGTTATGCCTATTGAGGATGCCAACAACTACCAGATGTGGCGCAGAAAGTCGGCGCAGGCGCAGTACAATTCTGAGCAGTCTCTTATCAAAGGCAACTGGGATAAGGCTGTCAAATACAAACAGGCTCAGCTGATCTATGACATGTTTGCTGACAGAGCTGTCCGCAACGCCAAGCAGATAAAGAAGATTGAAGATGGCCTGAAGCGTAAGCAGCAGACTATCAGCAAGGCGAAGAACATATCTGCAGATGAACGTTATGCGTATAATCATCTTATGTATGTGTTTGGCTTTTCTGACGCAGACGCGCCGGTACCGCCGCATTATGAGGGCATCATGGAAGTGCTGATGAAAGCAGATGCTACAAGGGAAGAAGGCGGCCTTATGCTGGAGTCGCCGTTCTTCGGACCGGATGGCCAGACCAATCTCCCTGAATGGTTCCTGCAGGCGGCGATGAACAGCAATAAACGTAAAGCAGGGCATAAGGATTTAAGCAATATGCAGGTTGATTTGGTAGCACAGGTTATGCATATCATCTATAAGCGAGGCATGGATAATATGAAGCTGGCCACGATTAAAACCAAGGATGGCAGAACCCTGACGGTTGATGAAGCAGTTGCTGAGATTGAAGGGCAGACACGCCAGCGCATGATAGAACGCGCTAACGCCGACCCGACTGGTGCCAATAAAAACAGATGGCAGGATGATGCTGCAAACTTTATAGACCAGGCTGACAGGTTACTGATTAAGCCGGAGGTGGAGCTGAAAAAGCTGGGTGATGTGGCGCTGCGGTATATCTACGACCCGCTGAAGGAAGCTGCAGACAAAGAGCTGAAGATGGCCGTGAATATGCAGAACAAATTAAAAGGACTGTTTGATGCTTACTCTCCCGAGGAACTGGCAGATATGCGTAACAAACGCCGCTATAAATTTGGCTCATCGGTTATTACCAAGGAGCAGGCGATTATGATTGCGCTTAACTGGGGCACTGAAACGAACCAGCAGCGCGTTCTGGACGGCTATCACGTCAACGTAGCGCAGGTTAAAAATGTGCTGCAGTATCTGGATGAGCGCGACTGGAACCTCGTCAACAGTATCTGGAAGCTCTACGATATCCATTGGGACCAGATAAGAGAGATTGAAGCACGCATGACCGGTGCCGTGCTGCAGAAGCAGGAAGCCAAAGGCTTTGTTGTTGTCGGGCAGGACAGAAAAATCTATACTTTAGATGGCGGTTACTTCCCTATTAAATACGACCTGCGGGATTTGCGTACGCAGGAGCAGGCTGACGCTGCACAGCAATCGGCAATGAGCAATATTGCAATGTCTTTAGGCAAGGGCTTCCTGAAAGAACGTACTCAGCATAAGGTTGAGCGCAGGCTGGATCTTAGGTTTGAAGTTATCAGCGGCAGTATTACTGATGTTATCCATTTGGTAGCATTCCGTGAACCGGTACGCGACGTGCGCCGCATTGTACTCAATGAGAATTTCAAAAACCTTGTCTACAATTACCTCGGCCAGAACGCTTACAAAAATCTGAAAAAGTGGACCAGCGATTGTTGGGCGGAAGAACCGATACCGAGGACGGCCTACGAAAAGGGCATGGCCAAGCTGCGTAACGCTCAGACAATGGGAACCATGGGCTTCAGGGTAACAACAGCGCTGCTGAATATTGCTAACGCTCCAAGCGTAGCTCATTATATGGGTGCTGCTGAGCTGCTGCACTCGCTCAAAAAGTTTTACAGTGCCCCGCGTCGATATACGGACTTTGTTTTCCAACGCTCCGTCTTCATGGCAGAACGTGCGGAAACCATGGATGCCAGCATCCATGATGCGCTGAAAGGCCCTAATATTTTGGATGGTATTCTGGGCATTGGTAAGGCTGGCGAGACTATCAAAAACAACGCGTTTAAGATGATAACCTGGACAGATCTGATGCTGGCATTGCCGCTTTGGCAGCACGAATATGAAAAGACCTACAATGCAGAGGTGGATGCCGGACGTTCGCCGCAGCAGGCGAGGGAAGCAGGCGTAAATGCCGGCGATGCTGCAGTGCGCTGGTGCTTCGGCAGTGGTCGCACGGTAGATAAAGCTGCTATCCAACGCAAGGGTAGCGAGTTGATGAAGCAGCTCACTATGTACTACAGCTATAACTCTACAGTCTATAATGCCCTCAATTATAAATTATGGGAAGCGAAGGTAGGCTACAAGAAGGCCGTAGCGGCAAGCGCAAAGAATAAAAGCATGGCTCTGATGAAAGCTGTAGCTCATGCCGGCGATGCGCTGCTGATGTGGGTACTGCTGCCGGCGGTTATCTCAGCGCTGCTGCGTGCTGGCGCAAGCGGTGACGATGATGACTGGAAGATTGAAAAGCTTATCAAGAGCATGGGGCAGGAATCTCTTACAGGCATTGTCGGTGGCATACCGGTGCTGCGTGATGCTGTACCTTACTTTATGGCAAAGGTGTTTGACGAGCATCAATTTGCTCCAAAAATTCCTATTCAGAATACCATTGAGCAGACAAACAGAGTTATCCAAAGCGCTGTCAGTGACAAGAAAACTATCAGCGATACGCTCCGGGAGATGGGCAAACTGATAAGTCAGGTTACCGGCGCTCCCAGCACGTTGATAGATAGCTTTACAACAACGCTGCAGTATCTGGAAAGCGGCTTCGATGAAAGCGTTGCGGATTATCTGCGCGCCTTGATCTTTGATAAAAAGCTGAAGAAAAATCAAAAATAGTCATTTTGTACTTTACAAAACGGCCTGAAAGCCGTGGTAAAATATTATTGTCAATAAGTATGTAAAAAGCCCTGGCTGATGCCGGGGCTTTTGCTTTATGGAAAGGAGCAGAAGATGACAGTACAGAAAGACGTTACTAAAAACATCTATGTTGGTAACGGCTCAACAAGGACATTTCCGTTTACCTTTGAGTGTCCTGCAGAGCATCCGGAATATATTAAGGTATATCTGATGCAGGACGATGGAACGGCACTGGCCACAAGCGATTATCAGCTGGACATGGATGCAAGGCAGATAACATATCCTAGCAGCGGAACAGCGCTGCCGGAAGGCAAGAAACTGGTTATCATGCGCGAGCTGCCGCTGCAGCAGATGATGAACCTTGTAAACAACGGGCCGTACTTTGCGGAAGATGTTGAGACAGCGTTTGATGAAAACGTAATGGCTATGCAGCAGATAGCTGAAAAGCTTAACCGCAGTATTATCATGAGTGTGGATATAGATGGTGATGCTTTTGTCAATGAAGTGCCGTTCGAGGCCGGCAAATCGTTTAGAATTGCGGATGATGGCAAGAGCATTGTTTTAACGGAGGACCCGGCAAGAGTGCTGCCATTAGCTCAAGAGGCTTATGCGCAGGCTCAAGCACAAGCGCAGAGTGCCGCTGCAAGCGCAACTGCGGCAGCAAAGAGTGAAGATAGTGCATTCGAATCAGCAGGCGTAGCAGGTAACAGCGCACAGTACGCGAGCTTATCTGCTGCAAGCGCTGCTGAAAATGCGGAGCTGACGAGTGGTTATAAGCAGGAGGTATTAACCGCCAAGGCTGACGCTACGGCATCTGCAACCAACGCGAAAGCAAGCGAAGCCAATGCCAAAACTAGCGAAAACAACGCAGAAGCCAGCAAGGAAGCGGCACAGTCTGCTGCAAGTAATGCTAACAACTTTGCAACCAGCGCAAGTAGCAGCGCAAGCGAAGCAAAGAGTTACCGAGATGCAGCTAACAATTATGCAGCAAATGCTAAAAACTATAGCGAGAATGTCAACGTGTTTTTACCTAGTGTGTCTGATAGCGGTGTATTAAGCTGGACGAATAAAGCAGGTCTGGCGAATCCTGCGAGCGTGAATATCAAAGGTGCAAAAGGCGATAAGGGCGATACAGGTGCTGCTGCAACTATTAAGGTAGGCACAGTAACTACAGGCGCAGCAGGTAGTAATGCAAGCGTTGTTAACAGAGGCGATGCCAATAATGCTATCTTAGATTTTGTTTTGCCTAAAGGTACTGACGGTAAAGGTTCAGTCATTACTGTTAATGGCAAAGAACCGGATGCTGGCGGTAATGTCAATGTCGCTAATATGGCGGGTGCAAGTGATTCAGCCGCTGGCAAGGCAGGACTTGTTCCAATTCCGACAGCAGGAAAGCAAGATATGGCATTATGTGGCGATGCTACATTTAAAGTTCTGCCTATTGCTGGTGGCGGTACAGGTGCAAATACAATTTCCGCAGCCTGTAAAGCATTAGGCTTAGACTGGGATTGGTTCCATAGATACGGACTAAACTATGTTCCCCCTGATGTCACTAACAATGGGTGGAACTCACTAGGCTTATGCTTAATTTATTACACAGAGGTAAAAATTAAGAATCAACCAACTACTTATGGACAGTTGCTAAATATACCTGCTAACCAAGGCGTTGAAAGCACGCAAATTTGGATTAAACAATCTTCAGGTGATTTATATTTTCGTGGAGGTAATGACTCTAACATTGTAAACGATGAAGTTTTCACTAGAGTAGCTACAGAAGAAGATGTTTCTTCGGCAGGTTATGGAATCGTAGCAGCAAATCTTGCGCAAAATGGATACGTAAAATTTGCGAATGGGCTAATTCTGCAGTGGGGATATCATAAAAGCGGAAGTAGCAAAACAATAACCTACCCTCTCGCAATGACTACCACATTAAGCATTGCTCTTGCATCAGTCAACAACGGCTCAGCAATGCTCAGCATTAAGGAGTTATCTGTTGACGGCAAGAAATTTGCGCTGTGGTATCATAATGAGAATCAATACAACTTTGCTGCTCACTGGATAGCTCTAGGCATCTGAGCAGTGGGGAGTTATCAACTCGCCAAATTTCCCTAATGATGGTCAACCTGTTACATTCCCAATCAATTTTTCACGAATTCCAAGCGTTATAGCAGCAGTCAATCAAGCTAAAAACTCTTCAGCAACTGAGCAACTATTTACCGCAGCCATTAACGTGTATGCAACAACGTCAAACATGATACTGCATCGATACTATGGGTTAACCAATAGAGATGCCCGTGTCGATTGGTTTGCTTGGGGTGTGTAGCAGTGGGGAATAGCAACAACCAGTTCTGGTTGGGCAATAGAAAATAAATACCCAGTTAGTTTTAAATTTGCGACTTTTGCAATATCTTTACTTCCTCGTAACCCAAATGAAAATTCTGCGTACGCTGATACCGTTGGGGTCTGGAAGTGTACAAAGACTGGATTTTATGGTGGGCTATGGGGTACTACTGCCACCAATAATTTATTGTATATCGCTGTTGGTATTTAACGTCCTATCAATGATAATGTTTGCTGTACCTTGGTATCCCATAAAGGTTAAAGACTGAGAACCCGTATTTAAAACTGTGCATCCGTGTTCTGATGCATCACCCCCGGGCTGCTTACGACTGGCTGACACTACATACACAGTATTCATGGATATTGGGTAATTAAATGTTGTAGTTGCCCATGATGAGTAACTTTTACTTCCCCACTGCTACACACCTATCGAAATCCACAGCATAGCAATATTAGTGTCAAGATTTTCGTAAGTAGTAAAGCCTGAGACATTGTACGATACAACTTGGTCATACCCATATTGTCTCCCGTTATAGTGTACTCCACAAGTTAGGGCATAACATTTGGTAGTGTATGCTAAGGGAAAAGAAAACTCACGTCCGTTGTTAGCATATCCCCACTGCGCTAGTAGCCAACAGCTAAATACCTTGCAGTATCACCGTTTGTCCAATTACTTCTTGTCCTCAGCACAAACGATGTTGTTGTTATATCTTGAGTATTTATAGGGGAGCTCCAGCCACCTGCACCACTTAATGATACAGCGGTCATTGTGACTGATGCACACATAACTGTAAAAGCTAAAGGAAACAGCGTCGCTGTTACCTCTTCGGTAACAACTCCCCACTGCTTATTGACCAATAACAACCCAAGACATGGCAGACCCTTTCTCAAAAACAATTTTAAAGTCTTTCAAGGTTTTATTATAAATATAGCCGTACTCACTACCGCTTGAAGAAGCATAATCAATATATTTTCCAGCTGCGAAAAAATAAGTTTTCTGTAAAGCAATCGGGAGAGTAATTGTGGGATGACCTGCTGTTGTTGCAGGAATTATTCCCCACTGCAAATCGAAACCGACCTAGCTAAGGGGCGTAGAAAGGAAAAAATAATGAACGATAAACGTGTAAATCAATATCTCATCCTGCCTGAAGCTGGGCAGAGGAAAGACACCAAGCTTGCCGTAGAGTACGACGAGAAACAAATTGCCGAATACGTTGCTAATGGTTACGTCATCGTTAACCAGGCTGATTTTAACAAACTGATTGGTAACGCTGACGGCGAATATCTTATTGCTGATGACGGCACAGTATATCCTAAGCCTGCTCCTACCGACGCAGAACTGCTGGCATCAGCTAAGTCTGCCAAAATCGCAGAGCTTAAGGCTGAGAGGGACAGCAGAGAGGTTGAGCCTATCGAGTATGCTGGCAACCTGTATGATTACGATGACAAAGCGCGCGAGCGTATCAACGCTGCCATCATCGCCTTAGACGTGCAGACTGCTCAGACAAAGGCTGTTGCCAGCATCGACTGGACGACGGCAGATAACGCCGATGTCAAGGTAACAGCTGACGATTTACGTTGCGTAATCGCTGCCGTCGCTCAACGCTCAAACGCCTTGCACGTAGCGTATAGAGCTGCTAAAGATAAGGTAGGGCAGGCGATAACTGTTGCTGAGGTTGAGGCTGTTACATTAGATGCTTAGCAACAAAATAAATAGCAATGAGGTGTTTTATGATTGAATCAACTGTACAAACTGTAATAAATATTATTGCCGGTGCTATTATCTCTTATCTTTTTGCTTTATATCGTGCGAAGAAGAAGGAAAATAATGCTTTGAAAGCAGGACTACAAGCTTTGCTCCGTGACAGAATTATACAGGCTTATAATCACTATGTCCAAGACAAAGGGTGGATACCAATCTACGCAAAAGAAAGCATTGATGCTTGCTACAAGAGCTACGAAGCTCTTGGCGATAATGGCGTTATTGATAGTTTAATGGAGCAGTTAAATGAGCTGCCTAACTATGACTTAAAAGGACATGATGAAAAATGCAAGGAGTGTAAGTGTCATGCGTAAATTGCTTAATATGCTAAAGAAAGACGAGAACACGCTAAGTATCGGCAGACTGTGTGCCGTGCTGGCGTTCATCTTGTTCAGCGTAATTTCTCTTTACCTTGCGTTTTTTGTAAAGACGTGGGGCAACTATGAAGCGTTTGCTATGGCGTGTGTATCTTTCATGCTGGCGCAGCTTGGTAATAAGTATGTAGAGACAAAGATGATCAAGGTAAAAAACGAGGAGTAAAATTATGAGCGATTGGAATAAGAACCTTGCGAAAGAAATCGCAAAAGGTTTAATTAACACAGGAATCGAAGGCGGCTATGACAGTGTGGCAAAAAGCACTGCATATGATTATCCGTCAATCGGTGTCAGCCAATGGGAAGGGAATAGAGCAAATGAGCTGCTTAAAGCTATTCCCGGGGGCACAGAGTACGTAGACCGCACTTATATTGACATTAAGGCAAGCGGCGAACTGCCGATGCTGAAAGAGCTTTTGAGAAGTGAAGCAGGGCGGCAGGCGCAGTTGGAACAGCTTTCCAGAGATTGCTTGCAGTACGTCGAAGTCTTGCAGCAAGTGCCGACGCTTGACGATACGCGCTGCATTATTTATGCTGGGATGTGGTGTCCTACATCAAGCTACGTTGTAAAGCGTTTTTTAGAGAATCGTTTTGAGCGCGTTAACCTGCGCAGCCTGGAAGCACTCTATAAACTGTTTGAAAATTATTACTGGATTGCTGCTGATGTTGGCGAACTGTATAGAGCAGGTTATGCCAATAGAGCACGTATTACTTATGAGTATGTTGCCGGCATTGATTTGACAACGCCTTATGGCGTACCTGCGTATGGCTTTGCTGGTAATGGAAGATAAGGAGGATTTATCATGCTTGGACTTAGAGATACTATTGAATTGATGAATAGCAACGATTTTAAAGAACGTTTTGTTGCAGAATATGTACAGACGAAAATCCGTTACGATGCATTGCATAAAATGCTTGTTAAATATAAGGCTGGAACTTTATCGTTTACTCCGCAATGTAGCTATGAGTTGTTAACGGAACAGGCAGGATATATGGGCCAATATTTGCACTGCCTTGAAGTGCGTGCTGAAATCGAAGGCGTAAAATTGCCTGACAGTGAGCTTGTTTTTAGCAAGGTGTGTAAAAATGAGTAAGGGGGGTGACATTATGGAAGAGTTAAAAGCTTTTGTTGATGACAAGAGATTTTTAGTAGGCCTCATTATAGGCTTTACTCTTGGCGCGTTGCATCATTATTTTGGACTGTAAGATGGGGTTATAATGACAGATGAAACAAGACGGAAAATTGACAAGGCTGTTAAAATCAGCCTTGTTATTGCTGGCATTCTGCTTATCTGCAATGACGTGTACCATCGATATGGCGGAAGCAGCAGAGCCGACGTGCATCAAGATACAACTAGAGCAGTGGAGAGAATTCAAGCAGAACACCAATCTGCTGCAAGCGAAATTAAGTCTGCTGGAATCAGCATTAACGACGCAGAAGGGCACGTCGAAAGAGCTGCTGATGCAGTTGGTAGAAGCGAAGAAGCAGCTCGGATTAACGCAGCAGGCGTTGACGAACTCCAAACGCTCGTTAGCGAGTGCCGAGGAATCGTTAAAAATCAGCGAGAGCTTATACGAGAAATTGAAGCTGCAAATGGAATTGGAACGCCAGAAGGCAAAGAGGATTAAGCGACAGCGTAATTTGTATGCCGGGTGCGTAATCTTTGCGGTTGTCTATGCAGCTGCAAAATAAAACACGGATGGTGGAATGATGGAAGAAAAGGAACTAGTCCCCGCCGGCCTAGTAACAATGCTGCTGACCGGTTATCTTAGAACAATTTATATTATGGCAGCAGGCTGGGTGTTGACCACAGTTGCGTTGCTTGGTTACATACTTCTAAGTAGGTGATAACAACATGAATGAGATGCTACGAAAGACGCGCGAATGGCTGAACTGTTCAACGCGACGTTCTTTCAGTGCGGTTCTCCATGAAGCAAAAATTACGCCGCGTCAGATGCAAGTTTGTGAGCTGAAATTTGTAAAAGGTTTGACCAATTACCAGATAGCAGCAGAGCTGAATGTATCTGACAAGACAATAGAAAAGGAATTAAACCGTGCTTATAAAAGCATTACAAATGTTTTAAAATCCCTCTAATCAGCCGCCCTGTTTTGATATGTACCCCCAATACTGGACACCCAGTATTGGGGGTATTTTAATGAAATACAGCTATAAGTTCAAAAGACAGTGTGTAGAATTATATCGACAAGGAAAATGGCCTGAAACGCCTAAAGATATAACAGAAAAAAATTTCCATAATACAATTCGAATTTGGGCTCGAATAGAAGATAAATGTGGTCCAGAAGCATTACAACATAAAAATCATAGCAAGATTTGGTTACCAGAAGAGAAATACGAGCTTGTAGCCAAAGTATTAGCTGGTGCGTCAAATAAGGATACAGCTATTTCAGCAGGAATTAACGATGGTCTCTTGTATCAGTGGGTTAGATGCTATAAAATTAAAGGGTATCAGGGATTGGTCGCACAACGAAAAGGACGACCACCCAAGGAGCCTGAAATGAAGAAAAAAATAGAACCGGCAGAACTTACTCCATCAGAACGAGAAGAAATGATTCTGCTCAGAGCAGAAAATGAGCGCTTGAGAGCGGAGATTGCTATTGTAAAAAAAGAAATCGCCTTGAGAGAAGAGAGATGCGCAGCGCAACTCAAGGCGAAAAAGCTGCGCTCGTCCAAAAACTGCGTGAAGAAGGGTACAAAC